ATGAACATTATTGAAAAAACTTATAATTGGAATGGAAAATTATCAAATAGAAAATCTACTAATAGAATTATTCTTCATCATGCTGAAGCTAAATCATGTACTGCAGATGATATTCATAGCTGGCATTTATCAAATGGTTGGGCAGGTATTGGATACCATTTTTTTGTGAGAAAAGATGGATCTATTTATAGAGGAAGACCTGAAGGAGTAATTGGATCACACGCTAAAGGTTCTAATAGCGATTCTATTGGTATTTGTTTTGAAGGTTCATACATGACAGAAACAATGAATCAAACTCAAATCAATGCAGGTAGAGAATTGGTAGCGTATTTAAAAAATAAATACGGAATTTCTAAAGTACAAAAACATAAGGATGTTTGCTCTACTAATTGTCCAGGAACTAATTTTCCATTTGATGCAATTGTAAATGGAACTGTTGCTACAGCACCTGCACCAGCTGCTACTAAACCATCACAATCAACTTCATCAAGTGAAAGACCAACAGGAACATATGAAGTTACTGCTAGTGATTTAAGTGTTAGAACTGGCCCAGGTACTAATTATCGTAGAAAAACTCATAATGAATTAACTAAAGATGGCCAAAAACATGATAAAGATAAAGATGGATGTCTTGAAAGAGGCACACGAGTAACTGTCTATGAATGGAAAAATGGTTGGGCAAGAACTCCAAGTGGATGGTTATCAGGAAAATATTTAAAAAAAGTATAATTTTAAATCAAATTTGATGTATAATATATATGTTAGTATTAACTAATAATTGCATGAAAAGACCTACTCAATACGAATTTTGGGTAGGTTCTTTTTTTGTGCTTTTTTTCAAATTTCTCTATCCTTATTATATGTAAGGGATTATTTCAATAAAAGTTGAGGAATAATACAATATGAAACAGTATAAAATAGTACGAAAAGAGATATGTAGATAAAATTCGTTGCACAAATATAATCAATCAATGTATAATACCTATAGCAAGAAATGAAAATGAGACAAAAATTAGGCGTTTATGAATAGGGGAGTTTTTAGTATGGGTAGAGAATATGATGTTTTAGATATAGCAAGATATATAATTAATAAATGCAATGAAAAAGGAATTATTATTTCTAATTTAAAATTACAAAAGTTATTATATTTTGTTCAAGGATATATGCTTGCCTTAACTGGCAATAGATGTTTCCCTGAAAAAATTGAAGCTTGGGATTATGGACCAGTATGTCCTAATGCATATCATGAATTCAAAAGATATGGTGCGATGAATATACCACCAATAAAAGAATATTTGGAAGTTTCATTCGATTCTCAAGATAATATATCATGGGATAAAGTTCAGTATGATCCATACATGATAGATTCTGATACTAGAAAAATTATTGATGCGATTATTGATAATTTTGCTCATTTAAGTGCTACAAGATTAGTTGATATCACACACAATCAGCTTCCATGGCATGAAACTTATTATAGTCATCCATCCGAAAGAAATGCAGTGATTGATGAGCAACTTATAAAAAAATATTTTGAGAATTTAGCGAATGGTTAGTAACATGGATAGAATTGAAAATATTAATGAGAAAATTAACGAACTAAATAACGAAATTAACGAACATATAGATAACTTGTATGAACACGCTGAGAAAGATATGGATAATATAATTCAATTACTCATACTAAATAAAACAGTCTTTGATGAAAATTCGTTTCGAGAAAGCTTGAAAAAGTATTTAGAAAAATATCATCGTATTTTATATTCTAGTTTTTCAAATAAAGTGTTCGAATGGTCAAAAACTGAAAATAATTATACTGATAATGCAATAGTTAATCTATCATCAATGGTAAATAAGATTGAAATCAATAACTTTGAAAAAGAAGATTCGATATTACTGAAAATGCTTGATCATATTCAATTAGCCATTCATCAAGTTGAAATGATGGAATTGAGCGATAATAAAATTGAACCTTATCTTAGCAAATCGGTTTCAGCATTTGACAAAAAAATTACTGATCAAGTTAAGGAAGTTAATAATTCTATTTCTTCTCAAACTAAAAAGATAAATGATTTAAAGAATTCTGTAAAAAAAGATATCGAAGCACAAAAAGATTCTTTAATGTCTCAAATGATTGCAATCGTGGCTATCTTTGTTGGTATTTCATTTGTTATGTTCGGTGGAATGTCACTAATCAATGATTTGTTTACTCATGTTGATGGACAACCAGTGCCTTTAGTTGAACTGATCTGCTTAGGATGTTTAATTGGAATTGTAATGATTGTAGTCATGTATTGCTTTATTATGTTTATCTTATCAATCACAAGAAATAAAATGTTACGAGCTAAAAAAATATTTTTTAAAATCGTTCTAAAAACTTGTACCATTTTAGGAATGGCTTCATGTGTAATGTTTATAATTTGGTGTTGCCAAACATTTTTAAAATAAAAGTTCTCCTATTAACTAGGGAACTTTTTAATTTATAAATTCATTCAGTATTTCAATATCATCATTAACTAAAGTGTCTTGCATTATTAAGATGTCTAGTACTCTATCAAACGTTGTCTCAAAAAAATGAGATTGAGCAGGGTACGCATTACATAACGCAACATCAAAATCATTGAATATGATAATATTGTTGATTTCAGTATAGTAAATAAAAGCAGGGCAATCATGATCATAATAATCTATCATCATTACGCATTCTTCTATCATGTCATCACATTCATAATTTGCATACACATTTAATCTTTTGCTAAAATCTCTATCTATGTATTTTCTAATATAATTGTAAACATTATTAAGTGCCATATAACTCCTCCCGACCTTTTATAGCTTACAACCAACTCATGAAAAATGAAATCAATAACGACCCAAATGCTATTTAAAACGACTGAAAAAATATTATTAATTCCGCAATTTGAAATAAAAATGCGGAGTATATGCGTAATTGAGCGAAAAATGAGCTACATTATTAAACATAAAGCTAGTAATATCAATATTTTTGAGAGATTGAAAACTAAAAATGCCCGATTTCGATTTCGTATCGGGCATGTTAAAACATACTTTTTTATATAATTTTATATTGTAATAGAAAAATGTGAAGAAATCACTCTCCACATATACATTTTATTTCATATTTGTTTATATCTTTTTATACTGTTTTATTATAAAATTGCGGAATGTTTGCGTAACTAGCTATTATTGCGGAGTAGATTTTCGAGTTTTTTTCTCTGAAAAGAAATCATTTATAACACCATCAAAAATATCTACTGCTTCATCATCCATTTCAGGAGTGAATGTTACATATCTATCTAAGGTTACTTGAACCGAGGCATGACCAAGTCTTCTTGATACTGCTTTGACATTTGTTCCAGCTTCTAGTGCTTTAGTTGCATAGAAGTGTCTCAATGTATGAAATCTAAATTCCTTGTTGTATGGTTTAAGCTTCTTTTGGATATTTCTTCTAACGTAGCTAGGTCGCTTTAGATAACCTTTTGAATCACTACATACATATTTACCCCCTCCAAATGTTTTACCGTAGAGAAGGGCAAATTTATCCAAATTAGACTTATACTTTTTTAACATTTCTATCAAATCATTAGAAACTTTAATATTTCTAATCGATGTAGGGGTTTTTGTTGCAATTTCATGAATACCACCAATTTCACTTATTTGCTTATTGATATCTAATGTGTGCTTTTCAAAATCAACATCATCCCATGTCAAACCGAATATTTCAGAGCATCTTGCACCAGTGTAAAGAGCAATGTAGAAAGAAATGTATTCTGGATCAGTTTCATGGAATAGGGTAGGGATTAGCCTCAAGGTATCTTCATCTGGTAATTCATAATTTAAACATTTATCTTTTTTATATTTTTTCTTCCTGATATAGAGATATGGATTATTAGCTATAAATCCTTGATCAAACGCTAAACGAAGCATTTGTCCTAAAACGATATGAACATTTTTCATAATATATTTAGTTAGGCGTTCAGATGCTTCTGTAATAAAGTTTTGAACTACCATGACATTTATATCTTTTAAATATAAATGACCTAAACAAGGCTTAATATGATTGTTGTAAACACCTGTATATCCATGCATTGTATTTTCTTTTAATGATTTGTTTGTTGCTTCATTTTTCAACCAATAATCATACAGTTCGTTTACAGTCATTTTATTTTGAAGATTCTGATAGCCCATGCGGTTGTATGCATCTAGCTTGATTTTTAAATTTTCTTTTGCTTCTTTTAAAGTAGCCCCATAAGCATAAATTCTTTTAGGATTCCCGTTTTCGTTTTTACCAACAACTTCATTTACTTCATATGTATATTTACCATCTTTTTTCTTGATTTTTCTTGCTTTTGACATAAATCACGTCTCCTTTCGTATAATAAAACGCCTATGGTGTAAAACAGGCGTAATATATTTAATTAAGTTTCAATGCTTTTTCTTTTTCAAAAGCTATAATCATTTCAGTTATATCAATCATATCTTCAGGACTGATAGTATGATCAACAGCTAATATTGAATTTTCATAGACATCTATATAAGAATCCAGCAAATTAGGATGATTATCATAAATGTAATCTAGGTTTTTATCGTGGTTGGTATTTTTCATATTATTGTTTCTTTAGTTCAACTACTTTGCTGACACCTTGCATAGAAGCGGTAAATGAAAGAATATCATTTTTATATGTAAATTCTTTTGTATCATCATTTGAAGCTAATAGTGCATTTTTAGTTTTTTCATGGTCATTATTAGATACCCATGAATATTCACTATTGGCAGTAGTAGGAGCATCATATGAACCAACCCAATAAGTTGCTTTTGTTTTTCCTTCATCCGTCACCCAATCGATAGAAATAACGTTATCAGAAATTGTAGCTTCCATCCATGTGCCCTCATTTTCATCTGATTTCCAAGTCCCTGTTAAATTTAAAGGTTCTTTCTTTTCTTCTTTTTTTGTTGTAGTTGTTTCTTTTGAAGATGAATTGTCTTTTGAACTGCTATTTCCACATGCAGTTAGAGATAGAGCTAAAGCTCCAATTAATACTAGACTTAATAATTTTTTCATTTGTTTTTCCTCTTTTCTTGTTTGTTATAGTTTGAATTGATATCATATATTAGTTATACTTATATCAATGAAGGGTGGTATAAGTATGAATAATATTAAACTCATAAAAGATGTTTTTAAATATGCTATAAAAATGTATTTAAAATCTATTGTTGAAAAGCCTGAATGGCATGTTTTAAGTTTGTGTTTTATTTGCATAGCATTTGAATTGAAATCATTAAATTTGTTTCTTTGGAATTTGTTATTAATGTGGATAATGGCAAAAAAAACTATTTCTTAACGTTCTTTATTGAATCTTTTTAATTTTATAAATTTCTTATAAATTTCATTATCTTTTAGAAAGTAATTTAGCAAAACATCAATCACAAATAATGCAACACCAATAATTCCACCGGCAATTAAAGCAACAATTTGTTCTTTCAAAGCGCTATATATTTGTATTTTAAATGTCATATTGACCGAATGGTCAGCAAAATAAATTAGTTGAGAAAGTATATTTGTTGCTTTTACCGGATCACCAATAAAGGACATTGTAGCTAAAAGAACATCAAATTTTTTGTAGTCTAAATCTGGTTTAATATATTCTTCGCCATTTATAGTTGCTTCCATTTCAGCAACAGATATATCATTTGGAAATGGAATGTTAAAATCTATATCATTAATTTTTGATTTATCAGTTTCATCATCGTTGAGGATAGATCGAATTATTTCTATGTTTTTGCTTAACGAGTCGTTAATTGAAGAAAAATCAATATTTGATATGAATGATTTAGATATCTCAGATATATATTCAGAAGAAATACAGATATTTGATTTTTTAAGTGAATCAATCACATTTGAAAAATGTTTAAAATCATCGGAACTAGCCAAATTATTATTAAACGCTTCAACTAACTGTTTGGCATAATCGTTTAACAAAGGACCTGAAACATCAGAAATTTGTTGTTTTAAAGATGCTATATTCTCTTCAAAAAAAGAATTATAATCATACATATCTATATATTTTTTTGATAACAATGTTTCATCATAGCTATTCTTCATTCGAATTACCTCAGTATTTTATTTTTTTGGATTTTATTTTTAGTATTTCTAGTTTCTTCTGATAAGTTTCATCATCAATAATTCCTGCTTTATGCAATGATTCAAGTTCATCAGCTTTATTAGAGTAATATTCTATGTTTCTTGAATCGTATTTTCTTACACTATGAGCATAAGCTAGCAGTGCAACACCTAAAGAAAACATTGCTATAGTTATAGGAAAAGTAGTTTTGACGTCTTTAGAAAACACAACGATTGCTAATGCTGTTAAAAAAAACAAAATTATAAAAATTTCAAAGCATCTTGATAATTTATCTATTGTTTTTGTAACGGTAACTAAGAAACCTTGCAAAATGCAACTGTAAACAAATAATGCAATAATATAAATTGATATAACTGTAAATAACGAATTTAACGCTTTCATATAAATCACTCCTTTAATCAATCGTTATTTTCTCATTCAGTGAATACCACACTTTAAGCGGTATTCCTTTTTCTTTTACAATAAATTCAATATTTTCTAGTTCTTTTATATTATGTAGTTCTTTGTACATCAGTAATCTAATAGCAAATTCATTTGCTTCTCTTTCTAAACGAGTTTTATAGACTCGCCTTAGAAAATTAAAACTGATGTTTTCATCATAATGCAGGACGTAGTGTCCTAACTCGTGTGCTATAAGAAAGTTTTCATACGCACAATCTAAATCACTTCTTACAAATATGTAGCCTTTAGAATCAACAATCATCAGTCTTGAATCTAAAGTTTTTGCTTTGAAATCTTGATACTGGATAGATATATCCAAGTGATCAGCAATTTCTTTTACACTTGATGTTTTAAATTCATAAAATAGAGCTTCTATTTTAATTTTACTGTTTATATTCATCCATAAGCACACTCCCTTAATTAATATTATTTGTGCTTTCTAGATATAATCTTCAACATATCAGCAATATCTTCTGCCATCTCCATGATTTCATCATCAGACATATTTTCTAAATCATACCCACCAAAATCGGCTACCATTTCTTGTTTTAAAATAAAACTTAGTGCTTCTTGTGGGGTAGAGAAAGATATGTTTGATTTAGATGTATTTTCCTTTGGTTTGTCGTAAATAGACATATCACTATCAACATCAGTTCTACACATTATGTAATCAAGTGTTACATTGAAGAAATTTGCAATTTTTACCATTTTGTCAATTTCAGGTGTTCGCTTATTGTTTACATATTGAGAGACTGTTGCTTCAGAATCTGAATAACCATACTTTTCATTAAATTTTTCCACAAATTCTTTTTGAGAAAGTCCGTTCTTTTTTATTAATTTTTTTATTCTATCTCCCGGTCTATCATAACTCATTTTTAAGCCTCCTAAACAATCTTTTTCTTATATTAAAATTAACATTTTTTATAATAAAAGTAAAAAAGATTAGAGTGAACTTAACAAATATTATAATTTTTTATTGACTTTCAATTTGTGTTAAGTTACTATAGTAATGTAAAGTTAACGCAAACGTAAAGAGAGGTGAAACAATGAATGCAAAAATTAACACAAGGAAAATTAAAGCAAGACGTGTTGAGTTAGATATCAAGCAAAAACAGATGTCTGAAATGCTTAAATGTTCCACGGTTACTTATTCTAAAAAGGAACGTGGCATTGTAGATTTTGAAGGCAAGGAATTACTAATGGTTTCTCAGGTATTAAAAATACCAATGGAGGAACTATATATTTTACCTAATACTTAACGCAAACGTTAATTTTCTATCAAGCACAAACATATTTTAACTGATATTTAATGAAGTTTCCTAAAAAGACACTTTATTAAATACAAGAATTTGGAGTTTAAGAAAGGAGAAAAAAACTATGGATGAAACAAGAGAACAATATCTAGAAAGAATTATTAATGGTTCAACAGCTTACATCAATGTCAAAGAAAGAAGAGAAGAAAAAACAACAGAACAAATCATTAATGATTACGTTGGTGTTCTAAATCAAATTTTAGAAATTCTAAACATGGAAATTTTAGAAGATGAAGAACTTCATTATGTAAAACATTCATTAAGAAAAAGGTTTGAAGGTTCTATCTTACTTGGAATTTAGGAAAGGAGAGGTAATCATGGCAAGAGAATTATATGGTCCGCTGTTTTCAGTTAAAAAAGCTGCAAATTATCTAGGAATCGGAATAACTCGTACTTATAAGCTTGTTAACACAAATATTTTGAAAAGTATCAAGGACAAAAATGGTTCGTTGATTGCTAAGAGTGTTCTTGATGATTACATCGAAGAACAGTACCAAAAGAACGCAAGTTCTTAAAAATTAAATAAGTAATTACTGGTCATCAAGGAGCCAATCTCAAGCCTCCGATAACAAAATAGCATTGATGATTTACTAACTACAGACATAAAAAAACTAATACCATACAAGTTTTTATTTAAGAGGTTGGTTCCTTGATGGCTAGTAATGGAAAGGAAAAGAAAATTTATGAGTAAAAATTCATTAATTATCATGTGCTGTATTTTGTTTATTGTCATTGCAGTTTTAGTACACAAGTTAAAGGAATTCAAATGGTATCAAAAATCCTACTATGAATTGGCAAATAAGATTGCCAAAGATAGAAGGGATAGAAAAATGCTGATTCGTGCGGATAGAGAAATGATCAAGAGTGAAATAGATAAAAAAATTCTAGCAATTCTTAGAATTTCTCAAAGAGAAGATTATCCAAGAAATCGTTTTGAATTGGGCTATGAATCAGGAAGATTTGAAGTAGAAGTCAAAAACTTATTTCTATCAGGTGGACTTACAACACATGAGGAAAAGTTTCTTAAAAAATGTGAATACATTGCAATGTTTGAAGTGAACGAAAAGGAGGTGTGATTTATGAAACTATCAGCAAGAGGTTTGGCCACGATTATTGTTATCGGTTGTTTTATCGCTAACTGTTTAGCAATCTTGGTCAGGAGTATATAAAAAAGGTGCCTATATCTAGGCACACAACATAGCAAGTAAATTCTAAGTCATTAAAGGAGAAAATGCAATATGAAAGTCAAAAAAAGAACATATTTTCTTATTTCAATATTAGTGATGTTTTGTATCATTGCTCCAATCTGTTACTACCAAAACAAATTGGATGCTTATAAAACAAAAGTTCAACAACAAAAGGGAAAGATTTCTCTTTTGGAAGATTATTACAGTGATGCTTTAGCTGATAAGAACCGCTTTGAAGATTTATATGATAGTGTTCAAGAGGATAACAAGTATCTTATAGCTCAATTAGAAGAACTTCAAAAATGAAGAACTCTTGGCCAATTTACTGTTACTTACTATTGGCCCGGAGAAGATATTTACGGTCGTTTAACTTCTACAGGTGCTATTGCTGAAGAGGGAAGAACCATAGCGGTAGATCCTACAATCATACCATATGGTTCGATTATAAAAATCAATGGAAATGAATATATTGCGGAAGATTGCGGTGGAGTGATTAAGGGTAACAAGATAGATATCTTCGTTGACAGTCCAAAAACGCAAAAGTACACAGTAGAAATCTATATAAAAAGAGAGGAATAGAATATGACAAAAAAAGATTTAGAAGACATCATCCAAACCGCAAAAGCTGCAGGTGCAGATGTCAAGGTTGTTCAAATTGGTTCAACTGAAAAGGAAACAGATGAAAGACCAGCAATACCATTACTTAAATTAGAATTAAGCATCAAGAAAGATGGAGATGCACTTTCGGTATTAGCTGATGCTGATTGGAACATCTTAGGAAGTCTTTTCTTAGAAATGGCTCCAATCAATATTGACATTGAAAAGGTCAAAGGAATGTTTACACCGGCTAAAAATGCTTTCATGCATTGCAGTAATGAATTGGATAACTACATCCAAGAATAATTTAAAGGAGCTTTAGAGGATGAAAAAGAAAGAATTAGAAGAAAGAGTTGCTGATTTAGAGAGTTCAATCATTTGCATGGAATGTAAGGATCATCTAGACAGTGATGATTATCTTCAACTTGGTTATCTCAATCAGGAATTAGCAAGTGCTAAAAAGGATCTAGAAAATGGAAACTACGAACTATGAGGAGTTTTTTCCTAACTGCAACATTGACTATGTCAAAGACAAAAAACATTGGCATCAATTAAGAGGAAAAGGAATTGGTGGTTCTGATGCAGGAATCGCAATGAATGTAAACAATTACAAAACACCTTATGAATTGTGGGAGGAAAAGACAGGTGTTAAAAAGCCTGTATTTCAAACGAGTGAAGCAATCGAAAAAGGAAATGCATTGGAACCTATCCTCATTGAATTGTTCGGTGTCCTTTATAAAAACAAGTTTGAATTGATTGATACGAAAGATATCAGTCTTTCAAATAAGAAGTATCCATTTCTTAGAGCAAATCTTGATGGGGCAATGATTGAAATTGCAACCAAAGAAAAATGGGGATTGGAGATAAAATCAACAACCATTCAAAACGGAGCAATGCTCAAAGAGTGGACTAATGATCATATTCCAATATGCTACTACTTCCAAGTTCTGCATTACATGATTACAACGGGATTAAGACATTTTGTCCTATATGCAATTCTTGATATTCCTTGGGCTAACAACGGTGCAGGAAAACAAGAAACAAGAGTTGTTTATCTACATTATGATGATTTGGTACTAGATGCTAAATATCTATTTAAAACTGAATTGTGGTACTGGAACTTGATTAAAACAAAAACGCCACCGCCATTCCTTGAAAACAGAAACAAGGAATTAAAAGAAGTCAGTTAGAAAGGAGAACCTATATGAATGAACTATTAAAAGTAAATTATGACAATGACCGCATCACATTGTCAGCAAGAGAGCTCCATAAGTTTTTAGGAGTTACTGAAAGATTTGGAAATTGGTTTGAACGTATGAACCAATATGGATTTCAAGAAAGTGTTGATTATTTAGGGCGTAAAGTTTTTAACACCCAAGCTCACCAAGAACTTCAAGATTATGAAATCACTTTAGACATGGCAAAAGAAATTGCAATGATCCAACGAAGTGACAAAGGTAAAGAAGTCAGACAATACTTCTTGGAATTAGAAAGAAGATGGAACAGTCCTGAAACTGTAATGAATAGAGCGTTGGAATATTCAAGAAAACAAGTAAAAGCTTTGATGGAAGAAAAACAAGGTTTGATTGAAGAAAATAAAGAACTAAAACCTAAAGCTCTATTTGCTGATGCAGTAAGTGCCAGCAATGAATCAATTTTGATTGGTCAGTTAGCTAAATTAATCAGACAAAATGGCTATGAGATTGGTCAAAATCGTTTATTTGAGTAGATGAGAGACAACGGTTACTTGATTAAAAAGGGTGAACGTTACAATCAGCCAACACAAAAATCAATGGATCTTGGATTGTTTGAAGTTAAAGAAAGAACAATTAGTAATCCAGATGGAAGTACAAGAATTACATTGACTACTAAAGTTACTGGTAAAGGTCAAGTGTATTTCATAAATAAATTTTTATCGTAGAAAGGAAGAAGAAAGAACATGAATGAGTTTCAAACAGGGCTACTCAATGAGCTAGTAGCCGTTAAAATCACATCAAGAGAAGAGTTTGATATAGTAATCAATTTCTTATCAATCAACAACTGCTTTCTTGTAAATGGAGAGCCAGTTGTCAAATTAACATACCCAGGAGACAAAGCGTTTGTCATTTTAAAACAAGATAATGCAATCTTCTGGCAACCAGCTAATCAAGTGTTAGATGAACGCTATAGAGTTGTCAATGTTATCGAATTCTTTAGACCAGCTGAAGAAAAAGTTGTTGAGGCCAAAGCTGAAGTTATTGAAGAACACGTTGACATTGATGAAAAACATTTATCGTTAGAGGTTCAAAAAAGACCAGCTAACGAAGCAATCGTTTCTAATATAGATGAAATGGTCAAATTGATTCCAGCAATTGAAGCTAAAAAAGGCGTTGTTGTTGATGAAAAGAATTTCAAGGACTTTGTAAAAGCTAAAACTGGAATGGTTCCTTTATATCGTTCATATGCTAAAAAAATAGAAACTGAAAGAAAAGCAGTTAAAAAAGCATATATTGAACCTTACCAAGAATTTGAAGCAAAGGTAAATAAAGTTGTTAAAGCTTTAAATGATACTGCAAGTGTTGTGGCTGAAAATGTGGATGTATTCGTCCAACAACAAAAAGAAGCTCTTAGAAAAGAGCGACAAGCAGCTATTGATCAATTAAAAGATGTGTTAATTAATAGAAAAATGCTTTCAAAGGAATACGCTGATCAGTTCGTTTTTGATGAAAAATGGCTTAACGCTTCAACATCCAAAAAGAAATTTGAAGAACAAGTTGAAGCGCAATTCAATGCTTTGATGGAAAAAGAAAAGAATGACAAATTGAATCTTGAAATGATTGAAAAAACAATCATCAATGCATGTCTTATTGCAAATGTTGATGAAAAGCTTATTTCAAGAGAAAAATATCAAAATCTTTTAAATACTGAAGGGCTTCCTCAAGTAACTGAAATGATTACCGATGAAGTAGATAACATCAAAAAGCAATCACAAGCAGTTGCTCAACAAAAAGAAGCAGAACTTCAACATCAAAAAGAAGAGTTTGAAAAGAAACAAAAAGAAGCTGAACTTCAACATCAAAAAGAGTTGGAAGAAGTCAAAAAACAAGCTTCTCAAACAGTTGAAAATCAACCTAAATACACACCAATCAAGCGTGGTGATGAAACGATTGCTAACGTAAATGATAAGTATATCGTTACCGAAATCAAGCAAACGCCTGAAAAGTTCCAAGGAAGAGCATGGAAGAAAACGTTTGAATTTGAGGGCGATTTAGCAGCTCTTCAAATGTTGAATAGATATATGGATGTAATCAAAAACATCAACCCAACATTCAGCTTTGGAGAAGTGAAGCTAACTGAAAAAGAATTAAGTGATCCACAAACGGGTGCAATCAATAAATATAGCATTAAAGAAATTAATTAAAGAAAGTTACGAGGTGAAATTATGAATAAGGTTTATTTAGATAAGAATGGAAAATTATTCGTTAATGGTCATGAAATTAAGGGAGTTATGTCCGTTTCATCAGAAACAGATTATCTAGGTACACAAATAGTTTTAAAGTTTGAAGGTGATTACAAATGCGATTTTATTTCATCAGCAAAAAGGCATTCAGTATCTGAACGCCCTAAGGAATAAACTTAGCAATAAAATCTGTAAGTTCTATCAAACCGTTTTTAAATCTACTTTCCATATAAACAATAGCATTATTTGTGAGAAGGAAGTCGCCACTTACCCACTCCTTAACAAAGCCAACGGATTTTAATTCGTTTAGAATGTCGCCAACATCTTCGATATTAAAATCTAAAATATATGGTTCTCGTTGCTCAAAGTTATTTTTAAATTGTTTTGATCTGTCTAACGAATAACCTTGAGCACGCCTTTCTAGAAATGTTTTATATGTAGAACATAAGAATTTATCAGCTAATTTTGTTAGCACTACTGACACTATTTCACCTCACTTTCGAGGTAAATTATAACACTAAACAAAAGGAGAAAATAAATTATGGCAGTACAAAGCATGGTACAACAAGCAAATGAAGTAAGAGAAAATAAAGTAACAACAATCAAAACAGATACAGGAGAAATCAAGCTATCTTCTAAAATCGTAAAGGCTTATTTGGTCGCTGGAGGAGGTAATGTAAGTGATCAAGAAGTCAAACTATTCATTGCATTATGTTCAGCGCAAAAATTAAATCCATTTATTAAAGAAGCACACTTAATCAAATATGGTAGTTCACCAGCAACAATGGTTGTTTCTAAAGATGTATATCAAAAAAGAGCAGATAAACACCCCGAATATCAAGGAAAGAAAGCAGGAATCATTGTTTTAACTGCTGAAGGTAAGATTGATTATCGTGTTGGTACATTCTATATTCCATCAAGAGAAGAACTTGTGGGCGGATGGTGTGAAGTCTATAGAAAAGACAGAGAACCTGAACGTGTAGAAGTATCACTTGATGAATATGTTGGTAAAAAGAAAGATGGAACAGTTAACGCTCAATGGAGTGGTAAACCAGCAACAATGATTAGAAAAGTTGCAGTTGCTCAATGTTTAAGAGAAGCTTTTACATCAGAATTCCAAGGAATGTATGTACCTGAAGAAATGGGTGTTGAAGATACAACAAGTAATTTTGTTGTAGAAGAAACTCCTCAAGTGCATCAAGCGATTGAAGCAAATACAGCTCCAACAATGCAAGACATTCTAAATGAAGAAAAACAAGTCGAAAAAGTACCAGTTGATGACTTTGATCCAATGTCAATGTAGGAGGTAATAGGATGCAAGAAGATTACATTATACTTCCTCGATCATTTACAAGTACAAAAGCCTATAGAGATACATACTCTCTATGGACTTTCACTTATCTATTATTCAATTGTGATTATAGCGGATATTTAGAATTGGACATTAGAAATCTAGACTTGTCAATCAGTGAAAACAAGTTCAAAGCATCATTAAAGAAACTATATGATGAAGGACTGATTTATGGTGATACACAAGGAAATCATAGAGAAATCTATATAAGTGATTATCAAGAAAAGTATGTAGAATAAGAGGTTTAATCAATGGCTAAAAAAGAGGTAAAGAAAGGGTACACAGGATTTTCAAACGAGCTGGTGAATGATCCTATTATCAAAAATTCAAAAGCATGGACTTTGTTTTCCTATTGCCTCTTTAAGGCTTACTTTGATGATAAGTACGGAGAGGCAGGCACCTTTACAACCACACAGATAGAAATTGCTAGTCATCTTGGATGGGGATATAAAACAGTAATTAAATTTATGAAATTCCTAAAAGATAATAAGTATATTGATTACCAAACTTCTAGTCAAAATACAGTGATAAAGGTACTGAACTATAGAAAATGGAGAGGGTATTGATATGTAAAAATTACACAACCGTTATGTAAAAAGTACATAGCCGATATGTAAAAATTACACAACCCCTTTCTATATATAAACAATATAAACAAAATAAACAAGAAAAAACAAGATAAAACAAGAGGGGTGTGTTGCACACTCACAGATAACAATTCTTCGCATACGACATTGCAGATTGCTATATATAGTAGCGCCCCTCCATTTAGTGAAAGGATTAGTTAAATTTGGAAAAAAAGGAAATCAAAAAGGTTTTGAAATTTTACAAAAATCTAAATCCATCAACACAATTAAATATCAATGATAGAGAAGTTATAGAAGTCTGGTGTGATGTGTTTATGGAGTACTCATATGAACAGGTAAGAAATGCAATTGTAGCATTTTCAAAAAAGAAACCTTTTGCTCCAAGTATAGGAGAGATTATTTCTAACATTGAAGTTCCTGATTACACAATTAAAAAGATCCCACCCAACACAGTAATCATTCAGTTTGAGGATGAAGCTTATGGAAACTTTCCATTTAGATTTTTAAATTCACAAGATGCTAAAGAATATTCCAAAAAGTTTCAAGAATGCAATTACGATAAAGAATCAATCAAGATCTTACATGAAGAACATGTTAGAAAACGAAATGCTGGAGTTCTTACATACAGGGGAGAAGCAAAGGCAAGATTAGAACAAAAACTTCAAAATCAAAATAACAAGGGAAGTAGAAGATATGATAAACAGAGTAGTTATGGTTGGTAGGATGACACGTGATCCTGAACTTAGAAGAACTCAAAACGGTTCAGCAGTTACAAGCTTTACTTTAGCAATGAACCGTCCAAAGAGAAATGATGAAGAACAACAAGCTGATTATATTTCATGTGTTGTTTGGAATAAGGTTGCTGAAAACGTCGACAAGTACTGTTCCAAAGGTTCATTGGTTGGAGTTGAAGGAAGACTTCGCTCAAGATCTTATGACAACGCTCAAGGTCAACGTGTATATGTTACTGAAGTTGTATGTGATTCAGTTCAGTTTTTAGAAACAAAACCTAGAGACAAATATGAAGAACAACAATATCATTCACAATCAACATACAATCCAAATCAGTACCAACAACCAATACAAAATCAACAACAAGACAGTTTTATGAATGAAAATCCACCTTTCAACATCATGGAAGATGACATTCAATTCTAGTCTAAAATAAAAAACTCAAAATTTTCATTTCTAGCGAGTGTTTGTTATAAGGATGATTAACTTTACCAATTATCTAAAAACATTCGTTAGGATGAAGATTTGACCGCAAAAACAATAAATCAAACAAAAAGGAGAGATGAAAATGCTAATAAAAAAGGATGAAGAACCGTTTTTCTACAAATTTCTTTCAATCGCGAAAGAAATCATCGGAAAAAACAAGACTTACACACCAGTATTTTATGGTGATGATAAAAAGCTCTATTTAGTTTGTAACAACTATGCTGCAGTTTATGACTTTCAAAGTAATTTGCTTTTAGATGATGAATTAAGAGAGTTTGGAAAAATCCCTTATGAACTATCACAATTACCTAACGGAGATATGAAATTGGCGAAAGCTGAACATTTCAGCTGTCAAGAATCATATTTGATTGCAGTTAGAAATTTCTTCAAGCATGCGGGTTACATGTCGAAAAAGGTTTTTTCTGTTGATAAAGGTGATCCTTACAAGATCCCAAAAATCGTTGAAGTGACACAAAGATGGATTTCTGAAGAAGATAACAAGATTTTGGACAAAATAGGATTTCCAGATATCTATATGTTGGATGCAGAACGTGACAATGAATTTATTACATTAGCTGGTGATTGGAACCCATATTATTTGGCAGCATGTGATCAAACTGAGCTAAATGGTGGTCAAACAACCATCACATTGACTGTTTATTTCAACATCAAAAATGACCCTAAGAAAAGTGCTGTTGATCAACAAGAAATGGAGCTTGTACAACAACCTACAAACTATGATGAATTCGAAGATATGGATGTAGAAGAACCTGCAGATGATGAACTAGAAGAAATAATTGAGGATGATTACCAAGAAGAGGAACGATTGGATGCACTTCTTGAAGATGCTGTTGTTCCAGAGGAACTAGAAGATGATTTCGACCCAATGCTTGCTTGATTTAGGTATCAAAAATGATTACAAGAAATTTTGGTTTACCGTTCCAGGAGCAATCGTTGGAAAAGGTCGGCCAAGGTTTACTACTCAAGGGAAATTCGTTAGAGCGTATACACCTAAAAAAACAAGGGATTACGAACAAAAAATAGCAATGTGCTATCGAAAAACTACAAGTTATCAAAGCGATAAAGCTTTGAGAGTGAAGATATTTGCTTATAGAGAAATACCAAAATCAACCACCAAAAAATTAAGAGGTTGGCTTTTAGATAAGACGTTTCTTTGTACTGTCAAACCTGATATCGACAACATCATCAAAGTAGTTTTAGATGCACTCAATAACGTAGCATATTACGACGATATTCAAGTATGTGAACTTGTTATTATTCGTGAATTTGCTGAAAATGAATGTTTAAAAATATGTCTAGAAGAAATTGGCGAAAGAAGGCCAAAATAGGAGGATAAAATTATGGGATTGTTTGATTTAGTTAGAGAAGAACAAGAAGCAAAGAAAAAAGCTGAGGAATCAGCTAAAGAAGATGTAAAAGATACAGTTGTCAAAGAAGTGGAAAAGGTTGAAGAAGCACCAAAAGAAGCTGATCAACAACCTGCTCCAGTTGCAAAAGCTGAAAAACAAGCAACTGAAATTGCAGAAGAATCTAAAAAAGAAGAAAAACCCGCAAGTAAAAAAGTACCTAAGAAAAAAGCAAGTACTGAAAAAACTTACAAGTATCCATTTGGAGTCTACTCTGAAGGAAGATTGATTGATATTTCTTCTTATGGGTTTGTAGATGGCCAAGATTATACAGAAAAGGAAATCACGGACATCATGTTACAACACCGCCATTATGAGTTTGCAGGAACAATGGAATACAGCTATATCGAGGATGACAATGTTCTTGTTGTAACTGGAAAACAACATAGAAAAGGCTAGGTGGTTAACATGGCCAATAATTACACAAGATATAAATTTTACGTCATAGGAGTTGGTGGGACTGGTTCTCTTTTAGCAAGAGACCTTCCCAAACTTCTTTTAGGAACGTCACATAAAATGGTGCTCGTAGATGGTGATACAGTCGAATCTAAAAATATCGAACGTCAAGGATACCAAGCTCAAGACGTCGGTGATAATAAGGCTTTGGCATTATCGAGAAAAATCAATTCTCTTTATCCAATAGAGTGTGAGTTCGATGATAAATATTGCACTTATGAAAGTTTATTTGCTCTTATCCAAGATGATAAGGGATATGTTCCTGTAATTATAGGATGTGTCGATAATGATGCTACAAGAATGATTTTAGAAAAGGTATTTAAAAAGCTTGATGATGTTATTTATATCGACTCAGCAAATAGTGAATATGAAGGAAATATCTATATCACAACAAAAAAGAATGGTATTCAACAAAGTAATTTGAGAAGTCAATGTTACAAATTTGATTTAGATAAGCACCCACTTGACGTTTCTTGTCAAGAACAGGCCGCCAAAGGAAATGTTCAATTTCTAGTAACCAATGCAAAAATGGCCGTATCGATATTGGAACATTGCAACGCTTTAATCATGTATCAGTTGAAAGAAGGTGTTCAACTTGTCAACAGATTTGAGACAGTTTTTTACGACTGATCATGTTCCAGATAAATTAGAACCTAACACCTATGAAAAATTTTTCATCAACGCTTTAAGTTACACATCGCCAAAAGCCATTGATGATTTAACGATTGCATTTGAAGAAGATGAATCTGATGATTTGATACAAAATTTTCAAGAAATTGACTTATTAGATGAACATGTTTTTCCAGATGTTATCGATTATGAATTTGAAGAAGTTATATTAAGTCCTTTTTTTGACAGAAACGAATTTGCAGTTGATGGTTTTGAAACATTGATTGAAGGATTATATGATGAACAGAATGAAACGTTTGTAAATGTAAGTTTTATTATTCCACAATTAAAAGGTGTCTTTAGAGAAATATATGCAGAAGCCAAAGAGTGGTGTGAGTACTCGGATGAAACATTATCCGAACCTAAGGTTGATTATTACAATCTAGGTACCACTGAAATACAGTTCCTGTATATCAAATTCAAAAATAAGGGAAAAGCTAGGAAATTCAGAAAGCTTTATAAAAAGAGCTATCAAATAAGAGCGATGCTATATGGTTTTGGATATCGATTTATAAATGGTCAATTTGTTAAAGGAAACGTAAGAAACATTGAAATTGAAGGATGGGAATATCCTGATTTGAATTTTGGAGTGGCAAATGAAGCTCTAGAAATCATGGCCAATGTTTCAAAAAAAGAAAGACACAATACGGAATTGTTGCAAATAATAGTCGAAAGAAAAGAAGATGATTGTGATTATAAATTTACTTCAAATGCTTTGATTTCAGCTCTTTCAAACACATTAAAGACAAAAAGCGAGGTGATCATGTAATGAGAGAAGCAATCATTCGTTTAAACAACAAAAAAGATGATGCTGAATTATGTATCAAACAAAACGAGAAGATTACATTCAAAATGCTTTCAAAAGAAGAACTGGTAAAACTTTTTAATGATTTTTTTATCAAAGATCAGCATGAGAAAGCGAACATAAAATTGTTTTCTGAAAACACGATAGGTGCCGGTATTGATTATACCGTTATAAAGCAGCCTGAGCATATGCAATATGTTACTTATAATAATCATTCATACAAAATCAATTTTCCTAATGCTATTTATATTGTTCGATATGACAACAAAATCGTAAAAGGCATCCAATGTTATTGCTATAAGAAATACAAAGTAGGAGATACCGAATTGTATGAATATGCAATGCCAAACATGTTGACAGGAAATGCAATGTGTATGGGTAGTGCCGATAAAAGGATTGTTGATGGTGATATTGAAGCTGCTTTGAATAAAATTATTGCTACACCTTACTCACATGGCAATTTTGATGGTATAAAAGGATTTTCAACAACAGTCAGCTATTTTGAATATTTAGAAGATAATCCATTTCCTTACAAACTTTTAAGAAAATTGAACAGGAAATTAAGAGATGTCAAAGTGTGATGAATTAAGAAAATTACTTCTTGAATGGGGTAAAGATAATTATTTGCCCCTCAAGAAAAAAATTGCATATCTCGAGAATGAAAATTATCGTTTGAGAATGCAAAATTTAAGAATCAAAGAAAGAAATGAAAGACTCGCATTGATTGTAAAGAAAAGAAGAGAGGAAGCAAATTATGAAAATAGATAGAGGAATTGTTCGATGTGATAGATGTAAAAGAGTTTTCAAAACCAAAGAGGTCAATAATTATAAAATCTCATATCAAGCAGGTGGATTGAAAAGTGATGGTGGCATGGGACTTGTAAGAAAGAAAGCAGAAATCTGTTCCGATTGCAATATGGATTTTGAAGACTTCATGTGCAATAAACCAGTAGCAGGGCGTGATAACTCATGACAGGCAAAGAATGGTCGGAATTATGTAAGGAACATGGTGTTGTTGTCATTGATGCAAATTACAAGGATATGACACATGAAGATGCTGTTAAATTCTTTGATTTATTAAATACTGCAATGGATCATGCTTTTGCTAGAAAGTGTGATTTGGAAACTGGCCAATATGAAGATTATGCATTGCCTGAAGGGTCTACATATTACGAAGATGATATGAACAAGAAAGTTACCTGTTGTGAATGTGGTAAGAAAATCATGTATGGAGCTTCTTATACATCAAGAATCATCTTGAATAGTGGTGGTTTTGGATATGCAGTGTGTGAAGAGTGTTATTACAAGAATGACATGAAAGATATCGGTAAGGAGGGATGAACAAAGATGATTAAAGTAGAAGAAATCATTGAAAAGTATAAAGGCTATGAAGTGGACGAGGAGAAGCTAAAAGAGTTTCTCACTCCGCCTAAACCTAAAACGGTTTATGAATTAAAAAAAAGTTGATAAATATTATTATATTGATACTTTCGGTACTGCTTGTTCTGATATTTGGGATAATGACGAGATTGATAATGGCCGAAGAGAAATCGGCAACTGTTTCCTAACTAAAGAAGATGCTGAATTTGAAGTTGAAAGACGAAAGATTGAAGCCATCTTGTTGAAATACGGAAAAAAAGTCAAAAGTTCTCAAAATGAAGAATATTTTATTCTTTATGATTTTGTTGATAAAAAGGTTGCAATTTATCCGAGTGGAGGAGTTTGCTATCAAGGCACTATTTATTTTACATCCTATGCTTTAGCACAAAAAGCTATTAAAGAGGCTGGGAAAGACAACATCAAGAAATATATTTTGGGAGTTGATGTTGAATACGTTAAGAAAGGTTAAGGTGTAAAAAAATCTGTAGATTGCAGAAAAAACGGTACTAAGGAGGAACAACAATGAAAACAGTAAAAGAATTAGAAACTATGTTAGAAGAAGTTAGAAAAGATTTAGAAGAACTTAAAAAGAACAAAATGAGGCATTGATTAGTGGATTGGATCTCGCAAATGAAACAATAAGCAATCTATACGGTTTGCTTCGAGAATACCGTCAACAAAAAGAAAAGCTTTTAAAACAAAATACAAAACTGTTAGCGATTTATACTGTAATCATCATAGCTCATATAATCACTGCAATCATTAATCAATCATATCGAAATTCACTCATGTTTTATTTTCTCTTGGTCGTAAGTATTGTGTATGGTATTGATTTATGTAGTAAAAAATTCAAAAAAGGTGATTGAAATGAATATATTAATTGAAAAACTTAATGATTGTCAGTTGACCAATCAAGAAATCAAATACGTTATTGGTCGTTTAACGTGTGCAACTAATTTTGATAAGGAATTGCATTTGAAAGCAATTGAAAAACTTGAAATACAAAGAAAGTACCTTGAAGAAGGCAATGTAGAAATAAAAGAAGATGGTGATAAATAATGTACATTAACCTATTTTGGTGTGGAGTTGCAGCAACTATCCTTGCTGAATTGGCAGGGATAATCGCTTATGCAATTTATCAAGATCATAAAAATTAATAATTAATTATTTTGGAGGGCAAGGAATGAAATATACAGATGAAGAAAAGAAGATCATTGATGAAGTTAAAAAATATCTTAGAGAATTACGCCTAATAAATATTGAAAAATTCTCTTTAACATTTGAAATTGAGGACATTCCAAGCCCTCAATCAATTAAATACAGTGATGAAGCTCCTGGAGGTTTTTCAAAACCAAAAGGAGAACAAATCACTTCTAATATGTTACGCAGGGAGCTTCTAACAAAGCGCCTAGAGCTCTTTAACAAAGAACTTGATAAATTTATGCCATTGGTGTATTTGCTCAATGCAGGACATAGAAACATCATTAGAACGTATGTATGTTCAAGAGGGTACAATGAAATGATTGATACATTAGAAGAGTCGTTTTGTATCAGCAAATCAACTTACAAAAGAGAGTTTCCTAAAGCGTGTTTAGAATTATCCAAATATCTTGACATGGGACACCGCCCATCACTTGAAAAATTGAATAATATGTTTTATGAAAGTATCAAGAATGAATAGAAATTTCATTCTTTTTATTTTCTATAAATCTCTATATATGTCGCTATAACTCTCTATATGACTATATAACTCGCTAAATGTCGCTTTTTTTCGATAAAAAACTGTCCATTTTTTCTTTGTTTGTGTTATATTATTTATGTAGCACAGAGGTAAGATTAAAATAAAAATAATCATTGTGTCTACAATGCTTTTCGTAAGTATGGGATTAAAATAGCATGCTAAAAGAAAAAAGGAAGAACGGCAATTCTTCCTCTTTTTCTACTTCGAATACTAGCTTTAAGTAAGTGTGGGATTAGTTCAACAACATTTTAGTTGCTACTAAGATTAAAAAGAGCATTACTAGGTATTCCATGAATACTTGCTCCTTTCCTTACACCAAAGCTAATATTCTTGCTTGATGTAAATAGCATGTTGCTAGTACCTCCGTAGTTTTTATTGCACATCTTTGTATGTGCTTTTTTATTTTATCACATTTTATTTTAAAATGTCTATTTGGGAGTGGTGCTAAAAAGCAAATGAAAGCAGTGTTTCAAATCTCTAGAGATAGTATTAAAAACCATAAATAAGAACGCTTTTATCACAAATGATAAATTTTTATTAAAAGTGGACCCATTTTGGACCCAAACTGAACCCAAAGTGAGCCCTAATTGGACCCAATTTGGACCTAGATTGAACCCTTATTTCCATGCTATTATGCTATTGTGGTTTTTAAAGAAATGAAACAATCCCATTTAATTTAAAATCACAGTTCAGACATATAGGTTAAACCCCTTGCTAAAAAGTTCCTTATGGGAGCTTTTTTCTTTTTCAAAAACAATACAGCAGTTTTAACTGCTATTTCTATAAATAAAAAAATGGAGGTGGTGACATGATTTGGAAAAACACGAGTTAGCGTTTGAAGACTATAAAAACGGCATGAAGCAAAAAGAAATTGCTAAAAAATATGGTACGACAATCAATACTGTCAAGTCATGGAGCCGTCGCTATGAATGGTCAAAAAAGAAGAAAAAGGGTGCACCCCAAAATAAAAGTGTGCACACCAAAAAAGAATGCAAAAAAATAGCTGAAGAAATAGTAGAAACAAGTGAGCTGGATGAAGAACATCAGCTCTTTTGTATTTATTATTTAAAATATCACAATAAAGTCAAAGCATATTTAAAAATAAAACCCAAAGCTAAATATAACAGTGCTTGTGTCATGGCATCAAGATGGTTTAAAAAGCCTGAAATCCAAGAAGAAATTAAAAGACTAAAGCAAGAGTTATATACTGATATTCTTTTGGATCCTAACGATATTGTTCAAAGATACATTGATATTGCTTTTTTAGATTCCGATGAATTGGATGGAAAGGCAATTAAAATGTCAGATTCTCTTAGAGCTCTCGAATGGTTATCAAGTCATTTGAACATGGCCAACGAAGAACAAAAACTCAAGATTGAAGTATTGAAAAAGCAATTGAATACGAATGATCAAGAAGATGATGGAGTTGAAATTATAAATGATGCACCAATTTAAGAAAAAACAGGTACGTATTTCAGATATTGTCATTCCAAAGTTCTTGACTTGCTTCAATGACATTTCACACGTTCATAAAATTATGGATAGTGGTCGTGCTGGAACAAAATCAAGTTATGCTGCTATTCATGGAATTTATAAAATCGTAAGTGAAGATGAATGTTCGGTAATAGTCATGAGAAAGTTTCACAATAAGCTTTCAAAGACTGTCTACAATGAATTTAAACGAGCAATCAAACGTCTAGGATTGAAGAAAAAACAGTTCAAGATAACCAAGAATCCAATGAAGATTACATATCTTAAAAATGGCAATTCGGTTTATTTTACAGGAAACGATTCTATTGATGATACAAAAGGGATTATTGATGAAGAAAAACCTATCAAACTTGTTATTTTAGATGAGCTGACCGAGTTTTTTGAACGCGGCCAAGGAGAAGACGAAATATCCAACATTGAAGCGACATTTGTTCGTGGTAATGATGATGAGTTCTGTATGGAATATTATTTCAACCCTCCCAAAAATCCTAATGCTTCTATTTTTAAATGGGTCAAAAAGATGGAAAAACGTAGTGACTGCATTCATATCCATGTTGATTATAGAGATGTACCAGAAAAGTGGCTTGGTAAAAAGCTTATTCAATCAGCAATGGAAATGAAAAAAGTCGATGAAAGAATGTACAACTGGATTTGGCTAGGAATATCAATTGGATTGGATGAAATCATTTATTACATGTTTGATAAAGATAAACATATTTTGGATAGAAATCTTACAAATGATGAAATAAACGGAATTACAAGGATTGATGCATCTTGTGATTATGGCCAAATGAATGCAACAGTATTTGAATTTTGGGGACTCAATCCCACGTTGAAAACTGTTTTTGGGCTTGATGAATTTTATCATTCAGGGCGTGAAAGTGGTAAACAGCTGACACCAAGTGAATATGCTTTTAAATTCAAGAAGATGTGTGAAAAAATCAAAGAAGAATTTGGTCAGTATCCACAAAGTCTTTATATTGATCCAAGTGCAAGAGGGCTTGCTGAAGAAATCAAAAGAGCCTGTCCATTTATCAAAATAAGAGGTGCTCAAAATGATGTCAAATTAGGGATTTCAAGAGTTCAAAAAGCAATAGCATTTCAAAAAGTACTGTTCAGTACACGTCAGGAAATGCTTTTGAATGAAATCGTTATTTACAGCTATGATAAAAAAAGTATTGAAAGTGGTGTTGAAAAACCAGTAAAAGATGATGATCACTGCATGGATGCATTAAGATATTACATCATGGGCATCTGGAAATATATTAAAAGATATCTTCCTGATGTAGAGAAGAGTGAAGGTGGTGAGGATGGTTAGTGTTTACAGCAATAAAAAGATTTCTAGAAAGGATTAAGAATAGAATGTTTGCAACAAAAGATATAAATAAATTTTTCGATATCGATATTGCAATGTCGAACGATATGGTCGATTCAATTGATTTATGGAATAAGATTTTAGAAAACAAACAGCCTTGGCTTAGCAAAGAAAAAGGTGTTAAATCATTGGCATTGGCTCAAGGAATTGGTGAAGAGCTTTCTAAAACATCAACAAGAGAATTGATATCAAAAGTTATATCGAATGATTTTGTCAATCAGGAATATCAAGAGTTTATTAAGGATATGAATGAAAATCTTCAATGGGCTTTAGGTGAAGGTGGCGTTGTTTTCAAACCATATGTAAGTGACAATCAAATATTTGTTGATGTTGTACATGCTGATAAGTTTTTTCCTGTTACATTTAACGGAAGAAAGAAAATTACTGCAGGTATTTTTGTAGAACAAATTTTCAAAGGCAAAAACGTATATACTCGATTAGAATATCAAAAGTATGAAAATGGAGTAAATACATTCGAAAACTATGCTTTTATGAAAAGAGATTATTCTCAAGGGAACTATAGCTTTTGTACTGATTTTGGCAATCAAATTCCATTGGATACTATTCCAGAGTGGAAAGATTTAGAGGAACATTTTGAGATTGGTGGCGTTGATAGGCCACTTTTTTCTTACTTCAAAACACCTGTCATCAATACGATTGATAAGATGTCTCCTCTTGGGGTTCCTTGCTATGTCAAAGCAATTAATTTGATTAGAGATGCAGAAGAACAATACAGCAGATATATTTGGGAATTTATCGCTGGTGAAATGGCTGTTGAGGCTTCTGGTGACGCATTTGAAATTGATTCACACACCCATGAGCCAAAACTTCCTGAAGGAAAGAAAAGATTGTACAGAACATATGATATTGATAATCCTTCAGGACAAACAACTAACATCAATGATTTAATCAAAGTACACGCACCACAATTAAGAGATGCTAATTATGCTGCAGGATTCAATGATATTCTAAAGAGAATTGAGTTCGAATGTGGTTTATCGTATGGGGATTTAAGTGATCCACAACAAGTCGATAAAACCGCAGAAGAAATCAAGTCATCCAAACAAAGAAAATATGATACTGTTTCAGCTATTCAAGACAGTTTGAATACTGTACTTGAAGATATAGCATATGCAATGAATGTTTATGCTATCGGAATGGGCAAATCAAAGTCTATGGAATGTGTTGTTGAAACTGATTGGGGAGACAGTATCTTGACCGATACTGAAAAACAAAGAAATATCGACCTTCAAGAAGTCAATGCTGGTTTGATGCCTGAATGGAAATACAAAGTCAAATGGCAAGGCATGAGTGAAGAAGAAGCAAAAAGAGAAGTTGCTGAAAACTCAGATGAAGGCATTGAATATGATGATGAAGATGACGATACAGAAGAGGATGTAAATGTTAACTGATAAATTTTTAGAAGAGTCGGGTGATGAAGTCTCAAATGACTTCAGCACATTGGAAACTCTTCTTTTAATTTGGATGGGGTTGCGTTTAAGAAATCTTGCATCTTTAGAAGATATCGAAGAAGAGTATCCAAAATGGAAAAATAAAGCCTGTAGGGAGTTTTTTGAATATTCGGGTACTGAATTTCAAAAGGTAAAGAAATCATCTCAAAACAAAGTAAAATCAGCCATCAAGAGTGGTATAGCAATGACGGTCAGCAATATTTTTTCGAGATTGAAAGATACTGATGCTCAAACTTCTAAAAAAGACATGTTGAACAGGTCAAATAAGAATTTGAACAAAGGTATCAAGGATACTCAAGGCGAAATCAAAAACCTTTGCAACATTTCAAGAAAATGCACCAACAAGCAATTTATAAAAGCATGTGATGAAGCATATTCTAAAATTGTTGCAGGAAACAATGCTGACAAGGCCATTGAATCATCAATCAGAAAGCTTTCTCAAAAAGGTATCGAAGTAGTTGGTTATACTGATCATACAACTTCAATGGACGCTGCAGTGAAAAGAGCAGTTACAAGTGGTGTCAATCAAACGTCTTTAAAATTTAAAATGGATAACTGCAAAGAGTTGGGTATCAACATTGTAAAGACTTCAAGTCATGGTGGTGCTCGACCATCCCATCAAGAGTGGCAGGGCAAATTGTTTTATCTTCATACTCCTGTAAAAGGTCTACAGAACTTTAAAAAGGCAACGGGATATGGCCGTGTTGATGGCCTAGGTGGAGCAAACTGTAGACATTCTTTTTATGAAGTTACTGATTATGAGTATAAGAACAATCTGGTTGATACCGAAGAATTTGACAAGAACAGGAATGATGATCAATACGAGCTGGAACAAAAGCAAAGATATTATGAACGTCAGATTCGTTCTTGGAAGAAAAGAAAGAATATTCTTGATGAATGCGGTGTGGATTCCACCAAAGAAGCTAAAAAGATTAGAGAATGGCAAGATAAGCGTTCTCAATTCATTAAAGATAGCAACATTCAATTCAAGAAAGAACATGGTATTGATAATGTTCTTAAAAAGGCTTATCCAAGAGAGAAAGTTGTTAAACGCCCATTTTTTGGAGAAGATTCAAACGGTAAGATACGAAAAAAAATCAACAGTGCTGAATACGATGGTGCTCCTAAAATCTTTGATTATTCGAAAGAAAAAGAAGAAAAAATTATTGAAACATTCACAAAAATAGATAGTCTTTCTTTAAAAGATGGTTATGAATATATAGCTATTTCAAACAAAAAAACAGGACAACAAATTGGAAATTTATCAACTTCCAGTAACAAGTCACATGTGAATCCTAGTAAAGAAATGTATAAGATTATTTCTGAGGCAGATGAAAACAGTCTTACAATGGTGCACAATCACCCTAAAAAATCTCCTCCATCTGTTGGGGATATCATTAGTTGCAATAACAACAAAGCAATTGGTGAAATGTTAGTTATCAATAGTGATGGTGAAACTTACTTTTTTTCAATTCCAAAAGATGCTAGAATTGACTTATCAACTGAAGAAGCACGTCAGGAATTAAGAAGTTATTTTAATGCAAAACGTAATTGGGTAGCAAGTCAATATCCTGATGCAAGTGAAAATGATATTAGACATTTAACTTTAAAACGAATTTCAGAGGAAGCAGGATGGAATTATGGAAGAAAAAGAACTGAAAAAAAATGATAATGAAGGAATTCAGGTAACAGTTGTTCCTGTTACGGAGGAAGAAATTGCTGAAAGAATCAGAAAAGGAAACTATGAATGGACTGAATATGATGGAGATGATACAGCACACCAATTCGATGATTTAACCCCTGAAGAATTGGAAGAAAAAATGGAAGAATTAAGAAAAAAACTTTTTGGGAATAGAGCCGACAAAAAATAGTCGGTTTTTATTTTGCTCAAATTTAAGGAGGAACATATGAAAACTGTAATTAAAGTATTGTTCATTCTTTTAATTGGTTTAAAACTTTTTGATCTATTCATTTGTGGGTTATGGAAAATTCTTATCCCACTTTTTATTTTCGGTTTAATTATGATTATTGCTTTTATTTTAGAAATTTTTTAGTAAAAAAGGAGAAAACAAATGGGTTCAGATGAATTTTTAGATTTATGTAAAAAAGTAGTCAGAGAGTACACAGAAGAACATCTTGATAAAACGGATGGCAAAGTTGATTTTGATGTTTATGCTGTTTGGAGTTGCAAAGCATTGCAAAATAGTAAAGCTTTAGCATCAACATCTCTTCCGGACGGAATGTATTACGAATGTACGTATAATGGAGATAAGAAAGAACTTTATTTAGATGCTTATAAGAAAATTGAAAATAAATGTATAAAGTTAGGAGAATAGAAACATGAAATTTAAAAGAGCGTTTAAACTTATGTATAACGGAGAAAAAATTAAACTTCCATCATGGGGTGGATATTGGTATTGGGATGATGAAAAGAAAACAGTAATCATGTATACCAAAGATGGCCAAGAATTGGACATTAGAGAAACTGAAAAAGTTATTTATACGTTGTCTAATATTCTTGATGATGGATGGGTTCTTGCTGATGAAGAAAACTGCCCAGAATTAGGTGGAGAAGCTACTTTTGGTTTTGATGAAGCTATCAAATATCTAAAGCGTGGAATGAAACTTGCTAGAAAAGGTTGGAATGGTAAAGGAATCTTTATTCATTTATGTGAGACAGATGCAACAACAAATCCTTTTGTTTGTATAGATTCATCTAATTTACAAACCGATAATCTAGATGCAAAGAAAAATATTGTACCTTGGGCACCATCACAAACAGATATGTTAGCGGATGACTGGGTATTTTTTGAATAGGAGGATGTTATAAATGAAATTATTTATATCACAGCCAATGGCAGATAAAACGGATAAAGAAATCTTAGATGAAAGAGAAAGAGTTTTGCGCAATGTAAAAGAATTATTTCCTGATAAAGAAATTGAAGTGATTGATTCATTCTTTGATGGTGAACCAAAAACGCCTCTTTGGTGTCTAGGAGAATCCATCAAGCTTTTAGGTCAAGCTGACATTGCTTATTTCTGCAAGGATTGGGAAAAGTATCGAGGATGCTGTATCGAACATGAATGTTGTGTTAGATACTCAATTAAACATGTAGAGGAGTAGGAACGAAAAATTCTAACGGGCGCAATTTTGCGCTGGTTAATATTCCTTCATAATTACGAATCTTTTTCAATAAGTCTTTATGTTTGATTTCATTTATAGTTAGTGCTATTGAAACAGTATGAAAAGGTATAAAACAATATAACACCCATTAAATTGGTTGTTAACCACATCTTTACGTGATAAAATACTTGTGAAAAGAGTAGAATAAATATGTGGAGGTGGGATTATGACTTATCAAGCATTACCTGTTAGCTTTTTCGAAAATCTTAAAACACAAAAAAACGCTAAAGTTGATAATGATGAAGTTGTTCCATTTCAATTTAGCGAAAAAGTGTTAAAAGGAGAAAGTAAAGTAAAAGCTACTTTACCAAAGAAAAAGAAATGTGCAGAGTAGGAGATATTATTTTAATTAGAAAATATATTGGAGAAGATGGCGCACGTCAAAGAAATCATCCTTTCATTGTATTGAATGACAGTGAAGGCAAAATTGAAGGTTTGCCATTTGATCTAACATGTTCAGTCATGTCTTCTTTTAAAAACGAAGAGCATCGAAAGAAGAAACTTTCAATGAAGCAAAATTTAGAAATTACTGTTGAAGATGGGGTTAAGAAAGATGGCTTTATTAAAGCTAATCAAATTCATTATTTCCAAAAAGATAAACTTGATTATATTGTAGTTGGTTCGGTAACTCCTGAATTATTTGCTGAACTTATGAAATTAATTGAAGAACTTTTTAAGGATGAAGAAATATTGGTAAATACTTCTAATCTTTAGAAATTATCAAGCCACGAATAAGTGGCTTTTTATTTTGGATGAAACAATATAAAAAGGTATGAAAAGGTATAAAAAAATAAAAAAAGCTCCTACTCATTTGAGAGGAAGCTAAAATGCATATCATCTATTACAAAATTATCATATTTTAAAGTATCAGTAGTATATTTATCAATTAATGATTTAACAACAATTTCGTAAGTATCCGCATCAATTGTTTTATCGTCATAAATAGCTTTTACCTTTGACCATTTTGTTAAAAATTCATTTAATATAGGATTTTTGACTATTAAAGACATATCGTATTCATCTTGAGAGTAATGATACTCTTCTATGTCAATATGAATAGATTTACAGATATTTACTATTAAATTGAAAATATCGGAATATGATGAGAAATCTTTTGTTTTATGAATATCAGAAAGTCCGCAAAGCCAATCTATAGAAATATTGCATTTTATTGCGATATTGTACAAAGTATCAATATTGGGTGTTTTTGAACCGTTCTCATATGAAGAAAGTGTAGTTTGAGCTACGTTTATTAAATCTCCAAATTGGCTTTGTGTTAAGTTCATAGACTCCCTAAGTTCTTTTAATCTTTTTGCTAGTATTTGTTCGTTCATATTTACCACCTTTTTATTATATTATAAATAGTTTTTAATAAAAATAAATACAAGTTAATAAAAAGCATTAAATATTATTGACTAATTATATTTATAATTGTAAGATAATAAATGTAAATGAAAGGAGGGATAGATATGAAAAACTTAATACTTAAAATCGATGAAGAGTTACATAAGCAAATAAAAATTCGTGCAACCGAAAATGGTCAAACCATAAAAGGCTATATAACCACATTGATAAAAAGAGATTTAGGTATAAAAAAATAAAAAAGCTCTTGACTTTTGTTTGTACAAAATAGTAATATTTGTTTGTACAAAATTCATAAGAAAGGAGCGAAAGGATGAGTCCAAGAACTGGACGACCTACAGAAAACCCAAAAAATATAAGAATTGGTGTTAGACTTACTCAAGATGAAAAAGAAATGCTTGATGAATGTGAAAAGAAATTGAATTTAACCAAAACTGAAATTATTTCATTGGGTATTCAAAAGGTTTATGAAAGCATAAAAAAATAGTTAGTTGCTCCGTGACCAAACATTACAACTAACTATTGCCAAAAGAGGCAAGATTATTGTACTACATTTTGCCTTTGAACACAATTGAAGAAAGAGGTATTGTGCTATGAATTTTTAAATATCTCTTGACTTTTGTGCCCCACAAACATATTATGATTATTGTAAGGTACAAAGAAAGGAGGGCAGTATGAGTCCAAAAACAGGACGTCCTACTACTGAACCTAAAAATAAGTTTTTGAAAATGAGAATGTCTCAAGAGGATTTAGACAAATTAAGTTATGTTGCCGAAAAAACAGGCATGACAAAAACTGATGTTGTTAGAAAAGGGATAGAAATTCAGTTAGCAGGATTGAAAGACAAATAAAAAAGGTATTCGTTAGTCCATCAAAACTAAACACGAATACCACCTACAAAAGAGGCATTTAGATTATAGCACTAAATACCTCTAAACTCAAATTTCAAAAGAAAGAGGTAAAAGTTATGTTAAATGAATTAGATAAGTTATTTGACATGTTATCAGAAATTGAAAACAAATTAACTGACTTAGAAAGAATTAATTCAATGGTCATTGTTACATGTGATGCATGTGAAAACGGGAATGATATTAAATATGATGTTTCAAATGTCATGATGTTAATTGAAGACCAAATTGACATGGTAGAAGAAACTATTAGATCAAATGTTTCAAAGTGTAATGCTTTAACAAGAAACATTCAAGAAACAATTAAAAAAGGAGATTGTCAATATGGAAGAACTACAAATATTTAACAATGAAGAATTTGGAAATGTAAGAAGCTTAATGATTGACAATGAACCTTGGTTTGTTGGTAAAGATGTTGCTAGTGCACTTGGATTTAAAAATACAAAAGATGCGTTAAAAAATCATGTTGATTCTGATGACAAGCGATTAATTCAAAGGTCGGATTTGGCGACCATTGAAAATCATCTGCCTAAAGATGTATTTCCTATTAATTTTGTACAAGCAATTCCAAATAGAGGTTTAACATTTATTAATGAAAGCGGAGTTTACTCATTAATTTTTGGTAGCAAACTTCCAAACGCTAAGAAATTCAAACATTGGGTAACGAGTGAAGTTCTTCCAACGTTGAGAAAGACTGGTTCATATGCTAAAGTACCAACCGACCCAAGAGAATTACTTATGTTGACAATTAAGGCACATGAACAAACAGCTCAAAGAGTTGATGTTCTTGAGGAAAAGGTATCTGATTTAGAAAAATCAACAACGATTGACAGTTCACAACAATATACGCTTGAAAGAATTGCTAAAACAACTGTAATCAGCGCACTAGGCGGTATTGATTCAAGAGCATATCAATTAATGAGCAGAAAGCTTTTCAGTAGCATCTGGAGAGATTACAAGAACTATTTCAAATTAGGCTCATATCGAGATACCCTAAAGACCGATTATGAAAATGCTAAAAATTATTTGGAATCATGGTCTCCCGAAGTCAATACAAGCTTGAAAATCAAAGAATATAACAGTCAGTTGGCAATGGTATTAGATTAAAAATTAAATATGAATATGAAGCGAGTTCAAAAGACTCGCTTTTTCTATACGTAATTTTAGAAGAAAGGAGGTGTTTTTCAATGGCTGAAGGATTAAGACCACATCATCATCAAGAATTTGAATATCACACCATTCAATACTTCGATAAGAAAAGACACGTTATTGTTAAGAAGATACAGTATATGTGTATGATTTGCGGACGTATTCGTCATGAAAAATACGATTGCTACGTACCGCCACCTAAAAGCAAAACAAAAGCACTAGAAAGGAATAAAAGGAAATACGGCAATAGAAGCTGATATTTCCTTTTTTTGTACCCAAAAACTGAAAACAACATAGCAAGACATGAAGAAAACGAATTTTGAGGTGGGCAACTCGTAAAACTGCAACCACACAGGCTGATGCAACCAGCGTACTAAAGCGTAGTGAATGAAAGGATCTTATGAAAAGAGAATTTTTAAAAAATTTAGGATTAACAGATGAACAAGTTAATCAAATCATGACTGAAAACGGTAATGACATTGAAAAATACCGCAAAGAAGTCGAATCAAAAACAAAAGAGCTAGAAACATTGAACACAAAATATGAATCAGCTCAAAACTCCTTGAATGATGCGAATAAGCAAATCAAATCATACAAGGATATGGATATTGAAGGCATCAAGAATTCCGCTGCTGAATGGGAAAAGAAATATAAAGATGAAACTGCAGAGTTGAACAACAAATTGACTCAACAAGAAAGAGACTTTGCTACCAATTCATACTTTGCAGGAATGAACTTTACTTCTGAAAGTGCCAAACGTGGAATCATTTCTCAATTCAAGGAACAAAACTTTGAATTGAAAGACGGCAAATTCATTGGAGCGGATGAATATATCAATGGTTTAAAAGAATCGGATGCAGGAGCATTCGTTGCTGAAAAATCAAAAGATGAACCTTCATTACCAACATTTACAAAAGGTACTGCTTCTAAAGGAGCACCTGGAGGAGAAAACAATGCGAATGCATTTGGTTTCCATTTTGCAGGTGTCAGAGCAATGCCAAAAGAATAACAGATCAGGAGGAAATTAAATATGGCAGCAGTAAACTATGCACATGCATATCAACAAGCGTTAGAACAAGCTTGGCCTTATGCGCTTTATTTCGGAGATTTATTCAATACTCCAAATAACCAAAAATATAGATGGGTCAATGCAAGAACAATTGAAATTCCAACATTAGAAACTACAGGACGTGTAGATTCAACAAGAGATACAATTGCCACTGCATCTAGAAATTACAATAACGCATGGACACCATTAACTTTAACTAATGAAAGAAAATGGTCTACATTGGTACATCCAAAAGATATTGACCAAACAAATTTGGTTGCTTCAATTGGTAATATCACTGAAACATTCAACCAAGAACAAAAATTCCCTGAAATGGATGTATATTGTGTTTCTAAAATCTATGCTGAATATCAAGAATTAGGTCAAACTCCTATTAATGATGAAATCACAGCAGCAAATATCTTAGAATATTTCGATAAGATGATGATTGCCATGGCAGAAGCACGTGTTCCATCTACAGGAAGAATCTTATACATCACACCAGTTTACAACGCAATGTTAAAACAAGCTGAAAAATTAGCTAGAACTGTCATTATTGGTGATGCTGAAAATAAATTAAACAGAACTATCGCTAACTTAGACTTGGTTAAAATCGTTGAAGTTCCATCAGAATTAATGAAAACTGTTTATGACTTCACACAAGGATATAAAGCTGCAAGTTCTGCAAAACAAATCAAAATGTTTATGGTGCATCCATTAGCAGTCATTACACCAATCAACTATGAATTTGCTAAATTGGATGAACCATCTGCAATGTCTGAAGGTAAATGGGTCTACTATGAAGAATCTCATGAAGATGTATTTGTTTTAAAGAAAAAAGTAAATGCAATCCAATTTGCAGTTGAAAAATAATAAAGAGGAGGATGATCTATGTCACAAGTAAGAAAAGGAAATAGAATCCTTACAATCGAGCCACATAGAGTTGATGACTATGTTGCTCGTGGTTATGATCATATTGATGAAGAATCTGGTGAAGTCATTAAAAAAGGTGACCCAGTTTCTTTAGCAGATTTTAAAAGAGAATATTCATCTTTAAAAGCACAAATTAAAGAAAAAGATGCAAGAATCGTTGAATTAGAAGCACAAAATGCTGAATTGACAACAAAAGTCGAAGAATTAGAAGCAGGTGCTAAAACTCCAGCAAAAGCATCTAAAGCTAAGAAAGATACAGTAGAAGAATAGTATGAAGGTTTCTTATGAATATTACGTAGATACATTCAAAGGAAAAATATGTCAGCCTGAATTTGAACCTCTTGTTGAACCAGCAATTGATTTAGTCAAGGGTTACGCTGAACAATTCATTGCACCATGGGCATTAGAAAAAAATATCGATTATTACTGTTTGGAGCTTAAACGAGCGGTATGCTATCAAATCGATTATCTTCGAGCAAATGGTGGTTTGAATGCTCTAAATGGCACAAGCGATTTGGACTTGCAAAGCGTATCAAAAGACGGATTTAATTATAGCTATGGCGATAGGGGCAACAAATTCAATGGTGTTCCTTTTTCATCCGTTTCAGCTTATATGATTAAAAGTGAATTGAGAAGAAAAGGTCTTATGTGCAGAGTGGCCAAACGATATGATTAGCTCTCCTCGTATTTTAAGACCTTTTACTGTTACTTTGATTCATAAAGTTGATGAAGATACTTTTATTCCATACGTTCTTGAAAACGTTGGCTTTGATGAAAACTATGGCATTACACAATCAAACAAGGGTATTTCTGATGCGGACAGTGTTCTTTTAACGATTGATTTGAGTGACTGTGGTGAACTTACATTTGTTGATCAGCATGAATACAAGTCAAAAAAGAATACTTTTACGATTGGAAATGAAGATTATTTTGTCTTGGATGTGGTAAAAGAAACGGACTATGATGAATTGAAAAAAACAACAAATGTCTATTCAATCAATAAATATGCCTGTTATCGCCCTCCAGGAACAAAAGACATTCAATTTATTGAGGTGTATGCTTCTTGAAGATTTCTGTTGATGTTGACTTTTCTCAAGTAAAAAAAGATTTGGAAGGGACAAAGGATAAAGCTTATCAGACTCTTAAGAATGCTGTAATAAGAGATACTGATCCTTACGTTCCTTTTTCTAATCTAGATAATCGTACTCACTTAAGAGAAACACCTGGTATTGGTGATAGTGCCAAAGAAAAGAAACAAGTCATTTACGATACTGATTATGCGCAACACGTTTATAAAGGTACAGGGATGAACTTTGACAAGTCACGCCATCCAAAGGCAACGGCCAAATGGTTTGAAAAATCAAAGAAAGCAAACATCAAGAAATGGATTAAAAGTATAGAGGACGTGTTTAGAAATGGAAAATAAATCAAATAAAAAACTGACATATGAAGAATACAACAGGGTATTGGATTGTATCTATGACTTTTGCAAGAAGTTGGATATTCAAAATGTACAAAAAAACATGTGGAAATTAGATTTCTTTACTTCAAACAAGGATGACCAAATCATGGTTCAAAGAATATCTAATCGTGCTGAAAAAATAAATGAAAACATCATAGGAGGCTATACTGCGGTATTGCCTTTTTATATTAATTTTCAATCAGGAGCTAAAACTGAAAAGAGTGTCAAAAAAATTACTGATGTTCTGGATGCATTAGCAAACCAATTTGAAATGGAAACAATGAATAAATTTGAAAACATTGTTTTTCCTGAAGATATAGTTCCACAGAAATTAGAAATGATTGCCAATCCTGGTGTTGAAACCTATGACAATGGCATTGCTAATTTTTCAGCACTGTATCAATTAACTTACTACAAGAAAGGAGCGTTTGAATAATGGCACAAACATTAAGAAATACTGTAGTAAATCGCCACGAAAACCTACACTACGTCAAATTCGATGGTGTATCAAAACCTGTATTGGCTGGTACCGGTTTAACTGATTGGACTCAAGCTGTAGATCCTTCAACCGATGACGGACAATACATTAATGAAAAGACTTCTCACTCAAATATAATGGCATATACACCATCAGTTTCTTATTCAGGAGAATTGATTCCTAATAATGAATTTGTAAGACATATCTATGAAGTCGGTAAAAAAGAAGTCATTGGTTCCATGTTTGATGAATATGAAATCGAAACATGGGCACCTGTTGAAGGTTCAACTGGATGTTTTGCAGCACATCACAGACAATATGAAATTCAACCATCTAATCCTGGTTCTGGCGAAGGTGGAGGGAAAATTGCATTGGAAGGAACTTTTGCTCAAAAAGGTGCTTCCGAACATGGCCAATACAATGTGGCTACTGGTGAATTTACTGCAGGTGAATATGACTACACAACTGGTAAATTTACAGCTGCTTCACCTCGATCAGGTGCGTCATCAACACCAGGAAGCAAATAGAAATCAAATAAGAAAGGGATTGTTACTATGATAGAAATCAAGATTCAAGAGAATTTATTCGATGTAAAAATTAAAGATCGTATTTTCAATATCGATGCTGACAATATCGATAATCATTTGCTGATTGACAAGTTCATCAAAAAATACAGAGGCAATCGTACAATTGACGATACCTTTATTGAAGACTGTCAAGTCGTCATTGATGAATTGCTAGGAAAAGGATCATACGATTATCTTTTTGATAAGGATGATTTAAAGCCTTACTATGTAATCCTAGCTCTTGCGGAAGAAATTCAAGCCAAGTTTGATGAACACGCTACGACTGAACGCCAAAAAGAAAAGCAAGACAGAATCAAAAATGAGCTTGACAGTTTAAACTCACTTACAAAGGAATTTGGAAACCTTCAAAAGCAAATGGATTACACAAAAAACAAATACGGGTTAAAAGATTATGTTAATTCTAGACAAAAGAGATCTTCAAAAAACAATAAGAATAGAAAATCAAGAAATAGAAATAAGAACTGATTTTAGAACGTGGATTCAATTCTCTTGTATCGTTTCTGACAAGTATGTTGATGAAAATTATAAAATCCCTATGCTGTTTGATTTGGTGATTCCAAACTATGAATTGTACATGGAAAATGTTGATTCATTGGAATTACTGAAAGGAATTCTTGATTTCTACAAATGTAATAAACCAGATAAACCTGAGAAGAAACCTAATAAAAAAGTTGGGTTTCTTTTTGATTATGATATGGACCTTATCTTCGCTGCGTTCATGCAGCAGTATGGCATAAATCTATTGAGAACCAATATGCACTGGTGGGAATTCAAGGCATTGCTGAATGGTTTGAATGATGATACCAAGTTCGTTCAGGTCGTTGGATATAGAACTGCGGATCTATCAAAAATCAAGGACAAGAAGGAACGTGCAAGAATGAAAGAACTTCAAGATTATTATGCCATTCAAGAACAGGGAGACCCATTCCAAAGAACTCAGGAAGAAATCGAAGCAGAATTATTTGAATCGTTAGGAATTCCAAAAGAATAAATTAAAGGCAGGTGGTATGATGGCAGATGGTAAAGTTGTTATTGATTTAGAAATCAATGATAAAAGCGTTGATAAGAAACTCAATACAGCTGATAAAAAAGTAGATAAATTTGCTAAAGATGTATCACAAAAAGAAGCTAAGCCAAACGTTGATGCTGATACTAAAAAATTGGAAAAGAAGCTTGATGAAGCATCAAATGAGGTCGAAAGCTTTTCAAAAGAAGCTACTGACAACGCAAAAGTTGAAAGTAGTGCAAAAATGGACACTTCCAATTTTGAAAAGAGTGCCCAGACAGTAAAATCAGAAGCATCTGCGGTTGAAAAAGCTATAGATGTTGATGGTAAAGTTGATGTTGAAGATAAAGCATCATCTAAATTAGATAACGTTAAGAAAAAAGCGGATGATTTTTCAAATGAAAATATCAAGCCACCTAAAATAGACCCTCCTGACACCGATGGTTTTGAAGAAGCGCTTCAAGAAATGGAAGACAAAGTCAAATCATTCGGTGCGAAGATTGCAGGATATCTAGCCATAGGAGAAGCAATTAAACAAGGAACTGAAATTGGAAAAGAAGTCTATGCTGATTTTGAAGATTCAGTTGCACGTGTCAAAGGTGCTCTAGGAGAAACAGATGACCAAGCGAGACAGACTGCACAGGTCATTAAGGATGTTTATGAGGCTGGGCTTGGTGAAAGTATGGACCGAGTCGCTGAAGCTGTTGTTCGCATCAAACGTAACCTAGGAGAGATGGATGATGGAACCCTTAATTCCATCACACAACAAGCAATCATTCTTGAAGATACATTTGATGTAGATATGAATGAAACCCTTCGAGGTGTTAAAGGCTTGATGAAAAACTTTGGGTTAACTGCACAAGAAGCAATGGACTATATTGTCGCAGGAACTCAAGAAGGGTTGGATTGGACTGATGAACTAGGAGATAACATTTCAGAGTATTCAGGAAAGTTCTCTCAAGCGGGATATTCAGCAAGTGAATATTTCCAATTATTGAAAAATGGCTCCGATAGTGGAGCGTATAATCTCGATAAGGTAAATGATGCCATCAATGAAGTAACTACTCGTTTAGCTGATGGAACTATTGAGGGTGCTCTAGGTTCATTTTCAAGCGAAACACAAAAGACATTCAAAGCATGGCAGGATGGAAAAGCCACTCAAAAGGATGTTATCGACAGTATCGTAAGTGACATTACTAAATGTGATGATCAACAAAAAGCATTGACAATGTCAGCTACTGCTTTCGGAACGATGGGAGAAGATGCTAACCTTACATTTGCAAAAGCGTTAAATAGTGTTGGTACTACATTTGATGATGTAAAAGGAAAAGGAGAAGCTTTTTCTGATGAAACAACGACTCCAATGCAAGAATTGGAATCAAAAGTTAGAAAGGTCAAAGATCAGCTTCAGCCTTTAGGAGATTTATTCTACGATATAGCAGGTGTTGTGTTAGATAACTTTGCTCCTCTTTCAGGAATAATCGTAACTGTTGCTACAGCAATTGCTACATATAAAGCTATTACTACTGCAGCTGATGTTGCTACAAAAGGTCTTGCGGCAGCACAAAAATTATTGAGTGTAGCAATGGATGTAGGTCCTGTTGGGATGCTTGTAGTAGGTATCACGGCATTAGTCGCTGGATTCCTTTATTTATGGAATACAAGTGATGGATTCAGAAAATTCTGGTCAAAACAATGGGAGAATATAAAAGCATCATTTCAAAGTGTAGCTGATATACTCGTACCATTCTTTACCAAAACGTTGCCTGAAGCATTCAATGGGCTTGTTGAAACATTTCAAGGTGTCGGTGATTCAATCGTTGAATTCTTCGTTGGAATTGGCGAGACGATTGCATCTTTCTTCACTGAAACGATTCCAGAAGCGTTTAATGGTTTCATAGAAACTGTAAGCGGATTTGTTGATTCAGTGGTCAGCTTCTTTAGTGAACTTCCTTACAACATAGGATATGCTATAGGATATATCATTGCATTGATCGTAGACCTTGGGATGAAATTTGTTGAATTTGTTACGGTTGATGTCCCAAATTTCGTAACAGGTTTTATTTCTTGGATTTCTCAGTTACCCGGCCAATTCTGGACATATATTACTGATATCATAGGAAAAGTAGCTGAGTTTGCTTTGAATTTGATTTCCAAAGGATATGAAGCGGGGTCAAACTTTGTATCAAGCATCATCAGTTTTGTTACAGGATTACCTGGGCAAATTTGGAGCGTATTGTCAAATGCTATTGGAAAGGTTGCTGAGTTCGTTGTCAAGATGGGTTCAAAAGGTATTGAAGCAGCCAAATCACTATGGGATGGAATTGTCAATACTCTTTCAGGATTACCAGGAAAGATGGCTGATATTGGTAAATATATCGTTGAGGGCATTTGGAACGGTATCAAAAATGCAAAAGACTGGTTGCTTGGAAAAATTGGAGATTTTGCAAAAGGTGTTATAAACGGCTTCGAAGATGCACTTGGAATTAATTCGCCATCAAGAGTAATGAGAGATGCCATTGGTAAATTCTTACCACCAGGTATTGCTGTGGGGTTTGAAGTGGCCATGCCAAAAGCTCAAAAATCCATGAACAAAGAACTTGAAAAAATGACAAGTGACTTGAATGGTATCATGAACTTCAATTTGGATGATATCGAACTGAAAACAAATCTTGATATTGCAAGACAAACAGCATTTGAAAGCAATGTCACAAATGAATTAAAAATAGATTATGATAAGATGGGAAATTCAACCGCTAAAGCAATTAAAAACAGTGGAATGTCTTTCAAAGTAGACAAGCGTGAATTTGCCAGAATTATTTAGAAAGGAGCATTTATGAAAGTATATTATGTCAATTCAAACAATGAGCAAATAGATTTGTTAGGTGCTCCTTATCATATTGAAGAAACTGACTTTTTTAACTTTGAGTGGTCATATGAAACTGAAAATAGAAGGGTCACACGCTTTTATCGTGATGTCGAAACGAAAAAGGTTAGTGTAGATATCTTTAGCCAAAATCAAAAAGACTTCTACAGTGCTCTAAATAGACTCGTTGAGATATTTGATGTAGATAACGTAAGCAATGTCAAAGGAAAACTTTTCTATAATGACTACTATATAGAGTGCAATATCTTTAAGAACCAAAAGGACATGAAGTCATATATCCTTCCATACGCAAAGGTAGATTTAACTCTGGTAACTGATTCAACTAAATGGATCAAGGAAGATACCTACCATTTTTATAGCAGTGGTGAAGGAAGAAAAACTGGAACAAAGAAGTATTCCTATAAATACCCTTATGTCTATGGTGCGAACGAAGGACAAATGACAGTCAGAAACATTGGAGTCGTTGAAAATGATATTTTATTAAGAATATATGGTCCAGCACAAGACCCAGCCATTAAAATAGGAGACAACCTTTATCAAATCAATACGACTCTTGAAGCAAATGAAAGACTTGAAATCGACACAATGAAAAAGAAAGCTGTAAAAATCACAGCACACGGTGATGAAATCAATGTTTTTAATGACAGGAACAAAGACAACAGATTGTATGTTCCCATCCCACCTGATACAAATATTGTCGTTTGGAACAACTCTTTTTCATTTGATATCGTTGTCTACGATGCAAGAAGTGAACCGAAATGGGAGAGCGATGAATGATGATGGAGTTCATCTACACGGATCCTAACGGAATTGAGCAAGGGCCTTTATTAAATTGCAGCCTAGACTTGGAAATTGGAACATATGACAAAGCCAAAAATGACTTTGAAATAACTGTTTCAACGGACAGCTGGGACCGCAAATTGACATATGACAGCAGATTCTATTGTGTCGGTACCGAATTTGGTGGGATAGTAAAAAGTATCGAAATAGATACTGAGGCTGAAGAAGTAAAAATAGGTGGTATATGCCCAAGAAAATTGCTAGCAAATGATATTATTCAGCCTAAAAAAAGAACTGATGAATACTATGAATTCATAGGTGAAGCAAACGAATGCATTCGAGAATATATCAATTCATCAACTGATTTTTTCAATTATATTGAAAATAAATCTAAATCAGTAAGTTTAAAAAAGAAACTGGCTGATTTTTTTGTTGTTTCACAAGAAGATAGTGGAATAACCATTAATTATCAGGCACGTTATTACAACACACTACAAGCATTTGAAACAATGCTAAATGATGCAAATGCCAAACTTAAACTTATTTGGAATAAAGATGGACAGATTGAACTTTCAGTTGAGCCTATTATCAATTATTCCGAAAAACTCCAATTCGACAATGATTACAATCTGCAGATTATCGCTAAAAAAGATATAAATCAATGTAATCATTGTATCGGGTTAGGCAAAGGCGATTTGCAAGAAAGGCAGGTTGTTCATGTCTTTAAAATCAATGATCAATATTTAGAATTGAGTGAAATTGATGACAGTTCTTTGATTCCGATTGAACTGAATACAATGACGTATGACTATTCAAATGTTGAAAGCGTTCAAGAACTGATAGATGGAACCAAAGCAAAATTAAAAGAAGCACAGACTGATAACTCTTTAGAAATTACATTTGATAATTTATCTCCTGAAATTGGAGACATTGTAGGAGCAAAAGAATACATAACAGGTATTTCTATGCAAAAACCTATTGTTCAAAAGATAGTCAAATGTACGTTTGAAAAAGACTACACAGACTGTGACATTGATTACAAGGTAGGTGATTAGATGGCAAGTTCAAGTGATGCAGTTGAGGCAATTACATTGACAGGAAAAGAAGTATCTGCAAGTATCGATGCATATTTGTTTGATGCTCTATATTCAGTTGATGGTATTTTTACAAAAGGCAATCAAATGGAAGCTTCTATTGTCAGCAATAACAAAATAAGGATTGCTGATGGATTGCTTATCAACCAAGGACATTTTCTTAGAATCAAACCAGGAATGTATTACGATGTGCCAATTGAAAATGGTACTCAAAACATGAAACGTTGCGATTGTATCGTTGCTCAATTTAAAATTGATGAAAGCGGAGAATCACACGATATTGTTGTCATCCAAGGTACACCTGGAGAACAAGAAACAGTTCCGTCATTAACAAAAGATGATCTTGAAAACGGTGGTGCTTTACGTCAAATTGAATTGTTCAGAGTTCATTTGAATGGAATCAATATTTCAGGTGTCGATAGAATTGCTAGGACAGTCAATTCATTTAGTGATGCAATCTTTTACAAGGGTTAACATATGAGAATTATTGAAATCTATCTGAATGAAAATCAATCACATTCATGTACTAGAAATATCTTCTATGCTGGAAGAAAGTATGATAGCAACAATACAGCTGTCAAATTCACCAACAAAAATCTATTCATTGATGGCTGGAACTTCTACTTGAAAGTAGATATAGACGATGAAGTAACTGAAATACCATTACTTCAAAATCTATTTATCATTGGAGAAAATCTTACTCAAACAGCAGGGGTCTTAACTTGTACATTGATTGGTAGAAACAGTAATGATAATTCTACTAAGACATTTGAACCGTTTAGATTGAAAATCGAAGATGTCGAATATGATCAGGATGATAAGGAACAACAACCAATGGATCCAAACATGAAGTTACTGTATGAACAATTAATTAAATTAAAACAAGAATTACAACAAAAAGAACTTGCGACTCTTCTTGCAGGTGGTAATAAAGACCAAGTATTGCAAAAAGCAAGTAATATCGATTATGACTTTGCATGGAAAAATATGCAGGGAACAGCCACTGAAATGTCTGATGATGAATTAGACAATATGTGGAAAGAAGTATTTGAATAAAAAATAAATAGAAAGAGAGATATATTATGAGTTTTGTAACTGATTCAATTTTAAAAACAGTCCTAGGAAAAATTAAAGCATGGGGCGAAGGAAAATTTGTAGCGCAAGAATCTGGAAAAGGTTTATCTACAAATGATTATACAACAGCAGAAAAAACTAAATTGAGTGGTATTGCTGAAGGTGCCAATAAATATGTGCATCCATCATATACAGCTCAAAAATCAGGTTTATATAAAGTAACTGTAGATGCTACAGGTCACGTTAGTGGTGCTACTGCTGCTGCCAAAGCTGACATTACTGCATTAGGTATCCCAGCACAAGATACAACTTATTCTAACATGACAGCTGCTACTGCAAGTGCTGCAGGTAAAGCTGGTTTAGTTCCTGCTCCAGCTGCAGGAAAACAAGCATCATTCTTACGTGGTGATGGTACATGGGTAGTACCTGAAAACACTACTTATGCAGATGCAACAACATCTACACATGGTTTAATGAGTGCAGCCGATAAAACAAAATTAAACGGTGTTGCTACTGGTGCACAAGTAAACAAAATTGAAAGTGTAAAAGTAAATGGTACAGCTTTAACTCCTGATTCATCGAAAGCTGTAAATGTAGATTTATCTGCTTATGCTAAATCAGCTGATGTAACAAAAGAAATTGCTTCAGCAGTTTCAGGGGTAACTCAAATTGATTATTCAGTCGTTGAACAATTACCTTCAACAGGTAAAAAAGGTGTTATCTATTTAGTTGCCAGCAGTGGTTCAGGTAACAACATCTATGATGAATACATCTATATTAATTCTAAATTTGAAAAATTAGGTTCAAGAGAAATGGATCTAAGTTCTTATGCTAAAAAGACTGATATTCCAACAAAAGTATCATCATTAACAAATGATTCAGGATATCAAACTGCAGCACAAGTAACTTCAGCTATCAATACTAAATTAGTAGTAATGGCTGATGCTGAATTAAATGCAATGTGGACTGAAGTATTTGGCGCATAATCAACTAGGAGGTCTTATATATGAAAGATTTCTTTAAGAAAGTTTTGTTTTCAAACGTAAGTGAACATGCATCTTCAACAACTGTTTCAGCTAATAGCACTAAGTTTCTAACAAGTGATATTTTAAAAACTTTCATGACAAAGTTAAAAGATACATTTGCTTTGAAATCCCAATTAACCTCATTGCAAAAGCAAGTTGGACAGCTTGAAAAGACAGTCAGTGAATTAGAAACTGATTTAAAAGATGCAGTATATTACAAAGAGTAGATTGATATCTGCTCTTTTTTGGTTATTAAAAATATAAATAAAGATTGGTGGTGACAATAACTATGCCAAAACTTATTGATAAAGATGGAAATGAATTGCTTAATTTACAAATGTCCGCTGACGAACATTGGATTGGAAAGTACTGGATTGATGGCAAGAAAATCTATGAAAAAATTATTACATGGACTGGTTTAAATGTTGGTGTAAGTACAATCAATCATTCAATCAGTAATTTAAACGAGTTTATTGATTATGAAGTCACATGTTCCAATGGAGAAGATTCCTATAAATTTCCTGTTGTTTATTATTCTGGTGGTAATACAGGAACATTCTACTGTACGTATTTCATTTTGAATGTAGATAACATTCGTTTTGCTAACAATTACAGTTGGGCAAATTATAAATTTAAAGCAATTATTCGTTACACAAAAAAATAAAACTATCTGGAAAGGGTGATTGAATTGAAAGTTAAAAAATATGATTTTAATCAGTGGGTAAAAGCTGCCGGTATTAGAGCGGTCAAAACGGTAGCTCAAACTGCTGTAGCATTAATTGGAACATCTACTGTCATGAATGAAGTCAATTGGGCAATGATCATCAGTGCTAGTTGTCTATCTGGTGTTGTTTCTATTCTAACAAGCGTTGCAGGACTTCCAGAGTTGGAAGAAATTGTAGATGAAAGTTAGGAGTGAAATCATATGACAGAAGCAGTTACAGTTGCTTTGATTTCTGGTCTATGTGTAGCTGTGCCTAGTGTAATCACTACAATGTTTTCAAACAATAAAGCTAATACATTAATGAATTATCGTATTGATGAGCTGACAAAAAAAGTTGAAAAGCACAATAACGTAGTTGAACGTATGGCGCTTCAAGAGCGTGAAACTAAAACAATATGGAAAAGAATTGATGAAATCAAAGAGGAATTAGAGAAAGAGAGTGAATAGTTCTCTTTTTATTTAAAAAAAGGAGGAAATAGCATATGAGTTATGTTATGAAAGAACATTTAGCGAATAAAGCTAATTATGGTTCAAAAAGAGATTTATCAAAAATTAAATATTTAGTCATTCATTATACAAGTAATGATGGAGATAGTGATGAAGCAAATGGAAAATATTTTGCTAGAGAAATTGTCAAAGCATCTGCTCATTACTTTGTTGATGATGATTCAGTTACACATTCAGTTCCAGATGATTACGTAGCTTATAGTGTTGGTGGTAAGTGTCAATCGGCTCATCATCCAATGTATCAAATCATCACTAACAGTAATTCATTGTCGATTGAAATGTGTGATTCCAATAAAAATGGTGTTGTTGAAATTACCGATAAGACATTAGAAAATGTATATGCATTAGCACGTGCGTTGATGAAAAAATATAACATTGATATTGATCATGTTTATCGTCATTATGATGTAAATGGTAAATTATGTCCTAATTGTAATGGTTTACTAAATGATAACGTATGGCAAACATTTAAGAACAATATTGTTAACTCTACAACTGGGGCATTAGGTACAGGCACTGTAGTTCCAGCTGCTGCTAAAAATGATAACTTAGATAGTTTGATTGCAAGAGGTCAACAACATTCAATCAATTTTACAGGTCATTCAATTGCAACTGATGGTGCATATGGTCCTAAGACTCGAGCAAATATTGCTAGATGCTTCCAACATGCTATTAATTTGGATTATGGCAAAAACTTAAAAGTTGATGGTGCTTTTGGTAAAAATAGTAAAGCTGCTTTAGGTAAACACTATGTAAAACGTAAAGAAACTCAATACATGGTTACAGCAGTAGAAATTGCATTAATGTGTAGAGGATATGATCCTGATGGTGTTGAATGTCCAGGTAAATTTGGTAGTGGATTAGAAGCAGCAGTAAAACAATTCCAATCAGATAGAGGATTGAAAGTTGATGGAATCGCAGGAAGAAACACTATTTTGAAATTAATGGGTGTTTAGAATGAAAAAATTAAAGATTATTATCATTATATTGCTTTTATTGATTATTTGTTTACGTGCTAAAAATACTCAATATCATTTTCAAATCATAGAAAAAGATAATCAAATCGAGAAATTAAAACAAGAAAATTTGAAATATCAATATCAAATCGAAAAGTTGAATGAGCAATGGGGAGTTTACAGCAAATAATTAAGTAGTATAATCAAATGTGTAAAATTTAATTGTATTATAGCTAATCTATACTTTAGTTAAATAATTCGACGTCAAGAAACAATTGAATATTTTACATTAAAAAAAGCCTACTCAATCAAGAGTAGGTTTTTTATTTATTCAGCATTATTATCAAAGTAAATTTCTTGATTTTGATAATAGTAATCAACTAATTGGTCTACACAATAGTCGAAATCTTCTTTATTTTGATGTCTAATTTCATTTTCTAAATTATCAATGTATCTATGAACTTCATTATCATAGTCGCCTTCCATAGGAAGTTGTTCCAAATAATATCTATATTCATTTTTTTCTTCATACGCTTTTTCTAAATCTAAAATAATTTCTTGTTTAATTTCTTCTCTTGTCATTTTTATTTTCTCTGCTTTCTTAATTGTACTATACATTGCATTTCTAAAAACATCCGATTGTTTAATCCCAAGTTTTCTGCAAGCTTCTTTGAAATCATCTACAAATTCAGTTTTATATGACGCTTTTACTTGCTTCATGTTTTCTTTTTGCCATTCTCTCATGTATTTTGCTTGATTAAATTTTTCCTTTTCCATTTTAACGTTCCTTTCTTCTTTTGATAACAATGTATAAAATAATGAAAATTGCTATTATTCCAGATATTTGCATATATTTAAATTGTTAGCTATAATGAGCATTGGAGAAGGAATTTTTTAATTCCCTTTCCAGCCTTTTAAGATTTCTTGAATTCCTAGAACGATCGCTACAACGTATGCTAGAGTTTCCAAGAAATCTTTTAAATTACAGATACCTAACAATTTATTTCCCCTCCTTTCTTTACAATATCATTATAACATAATAGTACTAGTATGTAAAGGATAAGGGGCTTTTTTATGCTATTTTATAAATTTCTCTATCCTTATTATATGTAAGGGATTATTTCAATAAAAGTTGAGGA